GAATAAAAAACTAGAAAGTAAAAACGACCAGATTATATGTTCCATAACATATATATTTTATACTAAAAATTCAAACTGTCAAATTTTGTTTACCTTAATTTTATAAAAATCAAAAATCTCTAGGGCTTTCTCGTCCCTTTCATACAGCCTGCTGTAAAAAACTTCCTGCACCCCGTAAGAGGCTATCATTGTGGCGCAGGAAGAACAGGGTAAAAGGGTAACGGCCAAAAGCTTAACACCCCCACGCTCGCAAAGCGACAGGCAGTTGGTTTCCGCGTGAATCATGAATTTTCTTCTCTGATCCCTGTCTTCCCAGAATTCAGGTGGAGGGTCAATCCCGGACGATAATCCATTGTACCCGACACCAGCCACCATGTTCTGATGGTTCAAAGCGCAAGCCCCCACCTGACGGTGGGGGTCTTCGCTTCGCCTCGCTGCGGTAGCGGCGATTTCGAGGGCGTATTCTGGCCAAGTTAGTCTTCTAGGCATCTGGATTAAATGACAAATATAGAATTTTTGCTATGAAAAACAGTAACAATAAGCTAAAAAATAAAGCTATCATAATAATATCTTTCTTATCCTACAAAGCCAGAAGGGGCCGATGCGGGCGGCATGCTTAGGTCTACTTGAGTAACCTTAACGTACTTAACTCGCGGTCGTCCATTTTTTGGCTTTTCATTGCCTATTACCTTGATTTTCCCGGCATCTACAGCCTGATTAAGCTTGCTGTGGATAGTAACCCTAGAAACCTTGTTGGGCAACGTTTCTACAACATCTTGAGCGGTAAACTCAACGTCAGGCCACTGGATCTTAACCGGTGGCCGTCCTCTTTTTTTTCTTTGATTTTCAATCATGTTAATAGTATAGACACTTTTTTCTAAAAGTCAACATGTTTTTTTTGTTTTTTTTGAGATGAAGGATAACATACTGGTAAGGGATATTATATGACGATACAAGACGCATCAAATATACTGTTTGAATGGTTCGGAACAAATGACTCCTTCGTGGTAGAAAGAGACTTTGTAAACGCCATGACACAGTCTGGCAAAACCAATTTTGAAAACTCAGAGGTAGACAAGGTCGCCTTGGAGTTGGCCTTGGAGGGCTTGGTCACTTCAGCTATGGTGGGAACAAAAACCAAGAAAATGCTGATTGGGTCAGGAAAAAGTAAAGAGCGAGAAGAGGTTGAGTATTTCATCCTCCAAAGGCCTTATGACGCTTGGCAACAGACCATAGAGCTTGGGCCAATGACCGCAAAATACATAGCCGGAGAAATAAATAGCTTCTGCGAAATGCTTGACGACAAGTCTGACATGTGCGAAAGCTCGAGGGTGACAGAGAAAGACTTTAGAAATTTGATTCATATCATTAACTTTTGGAGAAGCAAAAGCTTAACTCCCGAAGAAGAAGAGAAAGAAAAATAATTTTTGTTTTGACATCCCACCAAGAGCTGCTATACTGGTCACAGTTCTTTGTTGGCGGTGAACAGCTTGTGAGGGTTAACCTCACACAACACAAGATACCACAGGCCCGTAAAAAGACCTTGTCCAAATAGACCCAATAAGTCTACTGTTATTTCGGGGAAAAGCGGCAGTTGAGGACATGTAAACATTTAGTTTAAGCTAGAAACTTAATCCTCCCAAGAGGAAAAAGGCAAGCAGTCATTTAAAAAAAGTTCCACCGCACAACGACAAAGACGAAATAGCTCAAGCATGTTGCTAGCTAGGCTGACACAGGCCAATGCGGAGAACTGACGTAGCTTGCTGAGAAAAAAAACTAAGACGCCACAGTGGACAGCTATGTTCTTATCCGAACCCAGAGGAAAAATCAAAGGCAAGCAGTCATATACCGGCGAATTTTTATTTAAATTTATTAGGGGAAAGATATAAACGTATGAGAATCATTGGAGTATCTGGAGTAGCTGGAGCAGGTAAGGATACCTTCTTCAACCTTCTCCAAAAGAAACTAAACTGTAAAAAGGTATCCATCGCAGACGCACTCAAAAAAGAAATGGCACCGTGGTGCGGTGAGCATTACGGAATTGACCTGCTTAACTGTACTAGACCTGAAAAGGAAATCCTTCGTCCCTTTCTTGTATTTCATGGTAATCTCAAGAGGAGCCTGACTGACGGACGGCACTGGATAGATGTGCTTGATAAGCAAATTAAGACGGGCCAAGAGCAGGGTCACCTGAACGAAAGCACAACCTTAGTTGTCACTGACGTAAGGTACGATGAATACGATAATGATGAAGTTGATTGGATCAAAAAAGAACTAGGCGGCACCTTGGTGCACTTATCCCAGTATTGGCATGAACACCCCAGCGCCGCGAATCTGGATGGGCGTCGATCTTGGAGGCCACCCGCCAATAACGCAGAGAAAGAAAACGACCCCAGACTCAAGGCCAAGGCTGATTATATAATTGAATGGGAATATCTTAAGAAAAGTCAAATACACATGCTTAATAAACATATTGATGATTTCTTAAATTGGTATAATCTTAAGCAGAACAAAAATGTCAGAAACAATAAGCGACTCTGCCCTAATAAGTAAAGTGAAAGAAAAAGGCTGTAATGAAAGTTACCAAGCACTCTGTAGCAAACACGAAAAACTATTTTTCAAAATTTGCCAAAAATACATCTCGATAATAGAGTCAGTCACCAACGTCAGCAGAGAGGAGGTTCTTCAAGATAAACACTACGTAATGTACAGGGCCTTATGCTCCTATAAAGATAATAAAAAAACTAAATTTTCCACTTGGCTAGGAAACTGCACCAAATACCATTGCTTAAACTTCCTGAACACCAACAAGAGGCTTATAATTTGTGATGATGAGTTCATTAAGTACAGCTTAGATAAGAAATCCCTAGCCGAAAAATCTGGCGTGCAGTCGCTATCGTTTGATGTTGAGTTTGTGTTCAACATACTCGAGCAGCTTAAAGATGACAGAATAGCTCTTGTGTTTAGATTAAGATACTTTGGTGAATTTGGTAACCAAAAGAAACCTACGTGGGCGCGCATAGCAAAGAAAATAAACACGAGCACACAGACGGCCATTAACCTACACAAACGAGGAAGAGCAGTCCTTAGGAAGAAAATGAAATCCCACCCCGGCAGAGCAGATAAGGTATAGTATATCGTCCACATCGTTTTGGTTTTCTCTTTCGGTTTAAATTTTAGGTTGACTTACTATAAAAAGATGTTATTCTAAGTGCATGAGTGATAATACACAACAAACAGACTGGAAGGAAAGAGACATCGGCGCTCTTTGGCAACGCCAAGGAAAAAACCAAAAATATCTTTCCGGCCATGTTAGATTAAAAGACAGCGACGGAAATGTTGTCGAACAAAGGGTTATCGTCTTCACGAATAAACACAAGTCAGCGGACAACCATCCCGACTTCAGAGTTTATAAAGGGGACGAACCCAACAGCAACCACGCTTCTGAATTCAAATCCGAGTCCATATTGGATTCTGCAGATACAGAAGAGGTTCTTGTTGCTGAGAGCGAGACAGACACCGTCGCTGACGAAGTTCTCTAAAGATGTCCTACTTGGCTGTAAACGTCCCTGTTAATTCAGGTTCTTTTGGTCAGGTTAGTTTGGCAATTCTAAGGGAATTATTTTACAAATCAATCGACCCCGCGGTGTTCCCCATCGGGGGGCCGATTGATCCTTCTGACCCTTGTTTAGCTGAAGAACCCGACGGGTTTGTAGACTGGATCAAAAGATGCGAACAGAAGTCCTTATTGCACAATAGGGACAATCCGTGCTTTAAGCTTTGGCACCTCAACGGAGGCATAGAATCCTTCAGCAAGAATCAGGCCTTAATGACTTTTTATGAATGCGACGAGCCCACCCCTCCCGAACTTAACGCAGCGAAAAATAACAAATTAATTGTAACAAACAAATATACCCAGTCCGTGTTCAAGGATCACGGCGTAGACAGCACAGTTATTCCGTTAGGGTTTGATAGTTACAATTTCAGACCCAATACAAAAAAATATTTTGACGACGACAGAATATGCTTTAACCTGTGCGGTAAATTTGAAAAGAGGAAAAACCACAGAAAGATAATCCAAGCATGGACAAAAAGATTCGGGAACGACAAAAGGTACTACCTCCAGTGCGCCCTGTGGAATAACTTCTTCCCGGAAGAAGACAATAAAAACAACTTTGTTTCGTGCCTCGATGGCGAGCACTATTTTAACGTACAATTTCTAAGTTATCTTCCGAGCAACAAGTTATACAATGACTTTTTAAATTCCGGACACATCATAGTTGCCATGTCTGGCGGTGAAGGGTGGGGCCTACCAGAGTTTCAAAGCTTATGCTTAGGCAAGCACGCCGTAACCCTAAACGCCCACGCCTATAAGGATTGGGCCGACGAAGATAACTCTGTGATGATTTCCCCCACTAGAAAGGTGGACGCTCATGATGGGTTTTTCTTTAAAAAGGGCGGCTCGTTCAACCAAGGCTCATTTTACGACTTCAATGAAGATGAATTTATCTCCGGCTGCGAAGAAGCAATTGAAAAATTTAAAAAAAATAATACCAACCATGCCGGCGTCGAATTAAAGAATAAATTTAGCTATAAACATACGACAGAGAAGATAATAGAAACACTAGAAAACATGTAATGCCACTATACACATTCCAACACCCTGATTCAGAAGAGCTCGTAGAAATCAGCCAAAACATGAGCGAAAACCATTTCTATATAGACGAAAATGGAGTGGAATGGAAGAGGGTGTGGGACACACCAAACATGGCCATAGACTCAGCCGTAGACCCATTCTCCAAAAACGACTTCCTAAAAGCCACCGCCAAAAAAGGCATGACATTGGGAGAGATGCAAGAGCTATCCCAAAACCTTAGTAAAAAAAGAGAAAAGTCACGAGGACTAGACCCCGTAAAAAACAAAACCGTAACTAAATATGAAAAAAAATGCAAAAAACCCCACCCTAACAAATGAAATTCTCCGTTTTTACGCCCAGTCATTCTATAGAAAGGATAGATTACCCGCTCGACAGCCTTAAGAAACAAACATTTAAGGACTTCGAATGGGTTATACTGCTAAACGGCGAAGCAAAGAAAGACCTAGCCGCGCTGAAGAAGAAGCTTAAAAAGACGGGCCTAAAATTCACAGTAAACCTAGCTAAAGAAGACAACTCAAACATAGGGTACCTTAAAAAAGAATGTTGTTCCCTCGCGAAAGGCGAGGTACTGGTAGAACTTGACCACGACGACAAGCTTAGAGAAGACTGCCTTGAGAAACTCAACGAAGCATATTCCGAAAACGAAGATGTAGATTTTGTGTACTCAGATGATTACTACATAGAGACAAGGAACGGCAAAGAGGAATACGTTGCCCCTTTCGGAGAAGAGATTGGCTGGACAAAGAAGACGGACGAAGAAAACAGAGAATACTGCTGCGCCTTCCCCCCTTCCCCCTATTGGTCAATGATATGGTATGCCCCAGACCACGTTAGAACTTGGAAGAAGTCCTTTTACGACAAGATAGGAGGCCACAACGCAGACCTAGACGTTTGCGATGATCATGAGCTCATATGCAGGACCTACGTCTCGGGCAAGTGCCTAAAGATCGATGAACCGCTATACCTCTACTACCTGCACGAAGAACAAACCTTCCGGAACGAAAAGAACGCAAAGATACAAACCTTCACCATGGAACTCCATGACCACTACATAACTGACATGGTAGACAAATGGTGCGACGAAAACGCACTACTCAAGGTTGATCTATGTTCCGCGGGCAACACGCCCCCGGGGTACGTGGGTATAGACGAGATAAAATTTAACAACGACGACATAGTTTTTAATTTGGAAAACAGCGATTGGCCATTCAGGAATGGCTCAGTAGGAGTATTTAGGGCTCAGGACGCCCTAGAACACCTCAAGGACCCAATAAACACGATGAAAGAAATACACAGGTGTCTCTGTGATTTCGGTTGGGCGCTGATAGAAGTACCCAGCACAGATGGCAGAGGGGCATTTCAAGACCCTACTCACGTAAGCTTTTGGAATAGCAATAGCTTCTGGTACTACACTCAAGACAACCTAGCCAGATACATAGGGACACCCGTTCAATTCAAGGACTACAGACTACTTAACCACTATCCCAGTAAGTGGCAAGAAGATCACAACATACTATACACAAAAGCCAATTTAATTAAGTTACCCTACTCTAGAGACATCATTCCCCCGGGAGGAAGAAACATCTGACAGTTTTTCTTTTTTGCTTTAAGAAAAATAAAAACCGTGTAAGATATACCCATACCAGAAAGCTGCGCCAATGAAAGTTAGCCAAAACATAAAATACATAAAAAAAAGAAACGGACGCCTCCAAGAGCTCGACATAAACAAAATCAACCTGTGTGCCGAGCGAGCCTGCGGTGACCTTGAAGACGTTTCAGCTAGTGAAGTGGTGATTGACGCTAACGTTCAGCTTTACGAAAAAATTCCCACTAAAGAAATTGACAAAGCGCTTATCATGTCAGCACGCATAAAGATAGAGAAAGAACCCAACTACTCTTATGTTGCGGCCAGACTTTTACTCGGCAATGTTCACAAAGAAGTCTTTGGCTGTAGCGTAGACAAAGAAGCGTTTGAACACCAATACAGGCTATCCTTTATAAAAAACATTAAATTATTAGTGGACATCAAACACCTAAACCCTAGGCTATTAGAATATGACTTTAAAAAACTATCAGAGTCCCTAGACCTGAGCAGAGACTTTAAGTTTAAGTATCTAGGGCTACAAATACTGTACGATAGGTACCTGCTCACCCTTGACGGTAGAAGGTTAGAGTCCCCGCAGTCATTCTGGATGAGGGTAGCCATGGGGCTGGCACTTAATGAAAAGAATAAAGAACAAAAAGCAATCGAATTCTATGAAGCCATCAGCCAATTTAGAATTTGCCCATCAACTCCAACCCTCTTTAATAGCGGCTCTGTTCGCTCTCAGCTTTCTAGCTGTTATCTTAATACTTTTGACGATAGCATAGATGGAATTTTTGAGGGAGCATGGCAAGAAGCCAGAAAATCTAAGTTTGCAGGCGGACTAGGCTTTGACGTCACGAACTTCAGAGCGGCGGGCTCTCACATCAAGGGAACCAATGGGATTTCTAGTGGACTTGTTCCTTGGCTTAAAATCTATAATGACCTACTCGTAGCCGTTAACCAAGGAGGAAAACGTCGCGGTGCTGGCTGCGCTTATCTTGAGCCTTGGCACCTTGACATAGAAGACTTTCTCGACTTAAAGAAGAACACCGGTGACGAGCGACGGCGCTGTCACGACATGAACACGGCAAACTGGATCCCCGATTTGTTCTTTCGCAAGGTTCGAGCAAATGACGATTGGTACCTATTCTCCCCCGCAGACACCCCCGATCTCCACCGCCTCTGCGGTGAAGACTTTAATAAAGCTTACAAAAAATATTGCAAGCTCGCAAACGATAGGGAAATCGAAAACTTTAAAGTCGTAAAGGCCAAAGACCTTTGGAAGAAAATGCTTAGAAGCCTTTTCGAAACAGGCCACCCATGGGTAACCTTTAAAGATAACTCGAACTTTCGGTACTCCAACAAGCACAAAGGCGTCATTAACAGCTCCAATCTTTGTACTGAAATTTTCCTACACACCAAGCCATCTCGTTTCAAAAACGGAGAAAAATCTGAAATAGGAGAGACGGCTGTGTGCAACCTGAGCTCGGTTAACCTTAAAGAACACTTAAAAAACAACGGCAAACTAGATTTTAAATTACTCAAGAAGACAATAGCAACCCAGATAAGAATGCTAGACAATGTTATTGATTTAAACTTCTACCCCACAAAAGAATCGCAAAAATCAAACCTAAAGCATCGACCAATTGGCGCGGGCACCATGGGTTGGGCGGACGTCTTCCACTCTTACAAGGTTGACTTCTCGTCAGATGATGCGGTGAAATTTTCAGACGAACTTTATGAGTTTGTTTCCTCTTGTTGCATTTTAAATTCAAGCAAGCTCGCTAAGGAAAGAGGTAAGTACAAGACCTATGAGGGCTCCCTGTGGAGTCAAGACGTTTTCCCCGTAGACACCTACAAAGAATTAATAGACTACCTAGATGGAAAACCCATACTTCACAGAGGCAAGAAGTTCTGTCCAGAAACAGACTGGAAGGAGGTTCGACACCACGTTAAAGAACACGGCATGAGAAACAGCAACACCATGGCCATTGCACCCACGGCTACGATATCCTACATCCAAGGCTGCTCTCCCTCTATAGAGCCAGATTTCTCAGCGCTGTTTGTCTACGAAAACAAATCCGGAAACCTTATGATCTCGAACGAATGGTTCGTAAAAGAGTGCAAAAATTTATCAATATGGACACAAACCTTCATAGAAATGGTTAAATCTGTGGACGGAGACGTCACAAGGCTTAACGGAGAGCTTCCTCAAGACCTAAAGAACAGATTTCGTACAGCATTTGACCATGATCAGTTTAATTTAGTAAACTGTGCTGCTGCCAGACAAAAATGGATTGACATGGGGCAAAGTTTAAACTTGTTTAATAATAAAAACTCGTTAAAATACTTAAATGATTTATATATGCACGCAAGAGACTGCGGCCTAAAGAGCACATACTATTTAAGAAACAAGAGTGCAAGCGAAATTGAAAAAGCTGAGAGCGTGGGTAACACTAATAATAATAGTGCAGATAACAATAATCCTCCTGAGCCTAGCGCTTCGACTTGCAATATAAATGAAGAAGGATGCGAAAGTTGCCAATGACCAACGAACAAATAGAAATATTATCCAGAAAAGCTGAACGAGAAGGAAACAATGATCTTGCAATAGTTTTACACGTATACCTAGGGGCAAAGCACGCAGGTATGAGTAGCGATTTCGCAAGATATTGCCAGACCTTTGCTAAAGAAGGACTCAAACAACTAGAACTTCACGAGAACAGAAGAAACAACTAATGAGCAAAACCGGACTACTCTTAGGCGAAGAAATTGCTGGCGTAAATCAAATTTTACCCCACAAGCACAAATTCGCTTGGGACCTCTTCTTGAAAGGCGTGGCCAACAATTGGTCCCCGTCAGAAATAAACATGAGTGAAGACATAGACCAGTGGAAGAGCGAAGCCCTGACAGACGACGAAAAGCTTCTTGTCAAACGATGTCTAGGCTTCTTCGCTGGTTCAGAGTCCCTAGTAGGAAACAATCTTTTGTTAACGGTAAACAGGTGGGTCACGGACGCGGAATGTAGACAATATATCCTAAGGCAAGCCTACGAAGAATCCCTCCACAACTGGACCATCGTAACCTGTTGTGATTCTTACGGCCTGAGAACCAAAGAGGTCTATGAAGCGTACTTAAATATCCCCTCCATAAAAGCTAAAGATGATTTCCTAATGGAAATAACTACCGACGTCAACAGGCAGGGCTTCTCCACGAAAACAACAGAAGGAAAAAGAGAGTTTCTCAGGAACCTTATAAGCTACTACATTATCTGTGAAGGAATAATGTTTTTCAGCGGCTTCGCCATGTTACTAGCCCTTGGTCGGCAAAACAAATTGCCGGGGCTATCAGACCAAATCCGGTATACCCTAAGGGACGAAAGCTTACATATCAAATTTGGAACATATTTAATTAACACCATCAAAGAACAATACCCATCGGTGTGGACAAAAAAATTCGAAGCAGAAACGATCAAACACATAGAAGCTGCCGTGGAGCTCGAAATTGCTTATGCTCACGACGTTCTCCCTCGTGGCATACTCGGGTTAAACGCTGACATGTTTGTTGATTACATGAAATATATTGGCAACAGGCGGCTAGAAGGAGTAGGTATTGAACACGAATTCGACAGCGACACAAATCCATTTCCTTGGTTATCCGAAGTTATAGACGCCCAAGCCATGACTAATTTCTTCGAAAGAAAGGTGAAAGACTACCAAAGCTCCGGCGCGCTAGAGGACGATTTTTAAATGAATATCACCCAATCACGACCATTCTAACATCTTTAAGATTATGAAACACACAAAAAGAACAGTAAACATTGTAGGAATATTGCTTATCGCAATTGTGGGGACATTAGGGTGCAGTAGCACCGTTACCCTTGGGCCCAAGGCTAATGAATCCGCCGTTGTAGGCGCGACCGCTGGCATCGAAGGAGCGAGCGTGACCTTGCCCCTCCTCAAGGCAGAAACAAGACCTACAACAACAAAAGAAGAGAAGTAGCCATATATAAACCCTCTCTTCTCCAAGCCCCCTAGGCTTTAGCTTAGGGGGCCTTTTTAATACAGAATTTTTCCTACGATATTCTCAAGAGGAAGCAAGCCATACCAAGATTCCCTCCTATTATCCCCGATTACCCAGACGAATCCTTCTGGAATTTTTTGTGGCGCTTGGCTTACTAGGTTAACAACAATGCCCCCAGCGTTTGGCCCGTTCCAATATCTTAAATTATTATTATTTTCATCCACGAGACAAAAGCTTATTTTCCCCACCCCAAACGGGTCTTGTAATTTTTTCCCATTTAAAAATATAATTCCTTTTTTAATTTCTATAGTGTCACCCGGCAACCCGATGATTCTTTTGTTTAAATTTTCATCTTGGTCCTTGATTAGCACGTTGTGAAGTCGCTTGGGGGACCAATCATCTCCCAGCGAAGACCTCCTTTCAATAACAACCCACTCTCCGTGATCCATGGTTGGCTGCATGCTTGGGCCGATAGTTTTTACCATCCTGTATTTCGAAGTAAAAGGAAAGAGAACGACCGACAAAACGAGGGCAACCCTAAAAACCTTATTCTTTAGTATTCCTTTTAACATATCTTTTAGTTAAAAATCTCACCGCGATGGCAATGCCTGCCACCATCATAGCCCAGAAAAGCAATGGGTGAAAGTTTATTTTATTTTTAGCTTTAGTGGTGTTTTTTTTAGATTTGTCGACGTTTTTCTCCGTTAGGGTTCCGTCGGGATTCAGTTCGTAAATCTTGGGCCCAGACTCCTTTTCTTTACCCTCTACCATTTCCCCGACCTTAGAGGCACCCCAACCCACGGCCTTAAAAGGAGCGCTAACCACGGTTCTCGCCGCCTTGCATCCGGAGAACGACAACAGAGCCACAGATACCAAGATTATAAAGAACACCACGAGAAACCTCGCCTTTTTATAGGCGTTCTTTTTAAATATAGTAGGGAAGAAACAACTCATAATATTAATGCTACAACGTTTAGAGCGAGACTAATGCCAAGCGCCGCCCCCAGAGCTATAATTATATACTCTTTCGTGCCAAAATTAATAGAACGCTGGCCTGTTCGTTTGTTCTTGAGTTTCACCGTAGGCGCTTTGTCCTTTTTGTACACGTACCAGTTACCATCCCGCCCCTGCATGGCCCATTCTTTTTCTTCACTCTTCCACCAGTAACTATCTTTACCTAGCATCCTCATATCTAGATCCATTTATCTGGATCAACCGGCTTAGGCGGGTCAATCTTTGGTGGCCAATGTCCAATTTTCTTAAGGTAGTCCACTAATTTTTGAAGAATCATAGTCTGTTCGTTTATGGTTTCTGCAGCCTGACCCAGTTGGCCCTGCTGTCTGCTGCAGGTTCTTAGCAAATCGTTAATCATTTCAAACTGGTCAACTGAGGTCTGCGCTAGCTCATTGTTTTCTCTGGTTAGTTCCATCTTGTCCATTAAGTGACCAACCTCTCTGCTTGCGCGCTTCATGTCCTGAACGAGCAGAATCGTCCCCATGATCAACGCCATGATCCATACCGCGCAAATACTCGTGGCGTTCCCGCCCACCCAAGACCAAAGCCTTTTCATATAACTAATTACACTTATGTAACAAATTCTATTTTTTTTAATAAATATTAATAATTATTTAAGAATACAAAAGACTAAAGACTGTGTAATTATTGACATGAAATTTAGTAAACATCTAGATTGGTTAAAAGGAAAAGCCCTTTCTGCGTGGGGGTGGGTTAAAAACCACTACAAATGCACGCATCTCTGGAAGGGGCTAGGATTAGTTTCTCTCGCCGGCATGGCTTGGTTCGGTTGCCCACTATGGGACTGGTTGGTAGCTTGGGGTTCAATTATCCTTGTGGTATTGGGCGTTCATTCCCTGTGGAAGTGCAAAAACTGACCGCACAATCAAGAAAGCTGCAGTTGCAGTCAATAAATACGCTTAATATCTTAAACAACGTGTAAGTAGCTGTATGGAAACACAAACAGTCATCAACGTTGCTGTGGGTTTTATCACGCTCCTTGGAGGATGGGTTTTCAAGTTGATCCTTTCCCATATAAATGATCTTAAGAGAGAACACACAGACTTAATGAACAAACACGGTGACGACATGGAAAAAGAATCCGACAGGAATGCAGCCATCATCGCGCAACACAACCAATTAGCACTTTCCCTTCCGGAAAAATACGTCTCCAAAGAAGACTTCAAAATGTTCACAGAAAGAATGAACGACAGGTTTGACAGGCTGGAAGAAAAAATTGACGTTTTAAGAAAATAATTGCTTTTTAGAAAAGACCTGCTATAATGTTTATGTGCTGGAATTAAAAAACGTAACCCTACTAGGCATTGACTGCGTAGACATAGACCGCCTAATCAACGCCGCCAACATATCCGAGTCCCACGTTAAGTTTGCAAAAACCAAGCTTTTAAGCAGCATCGAGAACAGTGACCCAAGAATCGTCTCCATTGAACCAATCTCAAAAAAAGAAGATTACGATAAGTTTATTCTGGAGAAGCTATCTCATTATGTAGACACCGATTACGTCTTAATTATCCAACACGACGGCTTTGTGCTTAACCCGAACGCATGGGATGACGCATACCTTAGTTACGATTTCATTGGTGCGCCATGGGCAAATGGCGAAGTAGGAAACGGGGGCTTCAGCCTAAGAAGCAAAAAGCTTCTAGAAGAGTGCGCCCTCCTAACTGAAGAAAACGAAATAGAATACGGCGGCGTAGAAAACCAAGAAGATTTAACCATTTGTTATAAATACAAAATATACCTTGAGTCCAGAGGCATAAACTTTGCCCCCGTTGGGTTAGCCAAAAAATTCAGCATAGAAGGAAATCAAACCAACAAAAGAATCTGGACCCATCAATTTGGGTTTCACGACTTTAAACAAACCAACGTACAGCTTTACGCTACCCCCGACCAGTCCCCTCAACTCAGAATCTTTTATAAGTACAGCGACAAAGGGAAGCCGCCCCCCATAGACAAAAGATCTGTCTTCCAAAATTACCTAGAATCATTTTCCTCACAAAACCTATGCGTCCTGTTAGATAACAGCACTGAAGATTCTCTTAATTTTTTTAAGTCCTATTGCCCAGATAAAATTTGGGAAACCAGCCTTGGCAATGCCGCCGCGCACGTTTACTTGCTCGACAAAGCGACAGAGCTTCCAGACGACGACATGGTTTACTTTTGTGAAGACGACTACATACACATCGGGGGATCAAAGTTCCTCTTGATAGAAGGGCTAGGCAAAGATGAGTCTGGCAACACCTTAGCAGAGTACGTCACCCTATACGATCACGGAGACAAATATATAAACGACGGACAAAACCCGTTCATAAAAAACGGCGGCGAAGATACGGTGGTCGTTGTCTCCAAAAATACCCACTGGAAATATACCAACTCCACGACAATGACATTTGCCGCTAGGGTTAAGACCATTAAGGAAGACTACGACATTCTTAAGAAGTACTGTACCACCGAGAGCAAAAACGGACAGACAAACTCATTCGGGATGTTCCTAGAGCTGGGAGAAAAGAAAAACAGAAAGATTGCAAGCTGCCTGCCGGCTAGGTCAACCCACCTGTGCCCGAACGGCATGTACTCCCCCTTCTTCCCGTGGCAAAGGCTTGTGCCGCCAGAAAAGCTTGACTTTATACAAAAATGATGTACCATCAACAACGTGGGCCACCAGAACAAGAAAGTTAAAAACAAATACCAGCTCCTAGTGTGGCTGTTCCTGTCCCAACCAACCCTTTGTAGCTGGCCCAAGGAGATCAAGATATCAAAAACACTACTTTCTAAATATCCTAATTTAGTTTTCTGGAAATGGCTGAACCTAGACTTCAAGCTCAATTCCCTAGCCTACTTCTTAAGCTCCAAGGGCAAAACTCTCCTCTACAACAAAAATAAGTTTTACAAAAAAGAAAAAGATGTTAAACTAAGGAAAGCAAAGGACTACAAGCTTAGAAAAAACAAGGTGGGGGTTGATAAAAAAATCCCCAATAAAAAATTAAAATTATTTGATTTTATTCAACATGGGAAGAAAAAAGAAAATTGACACAGAAGGCGGATCTTCTCCCGTGGAGCAAATACAGAAGTATTTAGAGCAACACAAGGGAGATCATTATAACTTTGAAGAAGAAAGAATATACACCGTTTCAAGCGGCAGCCTCTTGCTAGACATAGAGATGGGGGGAGGTATCAAGCCCGGAGTTATTCGCGCTACGGGGGTGACCGAGGGAGGCAAGACCTCTTGTGGGTTGGCCTTTGCCAAAAACTTCCAAAAGATGGACAACAGCCTAGTTGTTTACGTTAAAGCGGAAGGCAGACTCTCAGACGACCTGATTGAGAGAATGGGCATAGATACGGATGAGAAAAAATGGTTTGTTTTTAAATGTAATGTTTATGAAACAGTAATAAATTTCATGCGGCAAATGGTTAAGGATAACCCGACGGATACCCGCTACATGTTTATCATAGACTCTATGGACGCCCTCATTCCTCGCGGAGACCTAGAGAAAGGGTCTGAAGAGGCCCTAAAAGTAGGAGGAGGCGCACTGTTAAGTTCAGACTTCCTTCGAAGGATGGCCTTAGGTCTGGCGACCAGAGGACACATTTGTTATATGGTTTCTCAGGTTAGAAGCACGATCAAGATAAACCCTTACGAAAGGTCTGACCCGCAGGTAACGAATGCCTCTGGCGGAAACGCAGCCCTTCACTATAGTGATTGGATTTTAGAATTTCAACCAAGATTTATCAAAGACCTCATAACCACACAGCCCAGCGGTAAAGGCGACATGCTTGGACACTGGTGCAAGGTTATGTTTAGAAAAACCCCGAACGAAAAAACAGGCACAGCCGTAAGATACCCCATTCGTTACGCTAGAAAAAACGGCAAGAGCATCTGGGTGGAATATGAGGTGGTAGACATGATGCTTCAATGGGAAATGGCCGAGTCAAGGGGGGCTTGGGTCACAATTTCCGACGACATAATTGAAGAGGTTCAGAAAGAAATTGGGCAAGAGTTCAAAAAGCAACACCAAGGAATGGACAACCTGCGCAAGTACTTTGAAGAGAACAAGGAAATAGGCAAGTACCTGTTCCACAAGTTCAGGGAAGTGCTCAAGAAAACATGAGGCTGCTGGACATATACGGGAACTCTGTATCCAAAAACGTTACCAAGTACACCATAGACTGGAGAAAAAACTCCCGCTCCAAACTACAGACCAAGGTAAAAAGGTTCCTGCAGGAGTATTGGAAAAACCAAACCGTGTACGAAGAGTTCCCCGTCTTTGGGTCTAGAATGAAGGTGGACTTCCTTAACGCAACCACAAAAATAGGCATAGAAGTTCAAGGACCACAACATAAAAAATTTAACCCGTTCTTCCATTCCAATTCTCGCGCAAAATATCTCGACGCCATAAAAAGAGATATCGAAAAAGCAAGCTGGCTTGAACAGAACGGATTCCTATTCGTCGAAGTATTAGAAGGAGAGGTTAAGGATATCTCCAAAGAGTTCTTCGAAAAAAACTTCGACATCAAACTCTGAGCTTGACTTTTTTTAAAATTCCCTTACCCTCGTCTTAAGACAAGCACATGGATTCAATCTATTCTATTCAAATCGAAAAACACGTTCTAGGGGGGCTAATCAAAATGCCCGCAGCCTTTGCGGACGTGGAACGTTTCATCTCTGACAAAGACTTTGTAAACGAAGTTCACCAAACAGTTTTCCGGGTTCTCCGAGAGAGTCTGCTCCAAAAAGAGAGGGTAGACACAGTTATACTGGCAGAAAAAATTAAGAACATAGGCGTATCATTCAAAGACGATCTGAACATTTATGATTATCTAGAAGCCATTTCTTTTAGCCAAATAACCTATAAAGCAACAATCGAAGCGGCCCAAGAACTAGCAAAACTCACGGTGCGCAGAGAGCTATATCATAAATGCGACGAGATAAAAAAACACATAAAAACAAGTGGAGCAGACGACATTGATGATATTATTTCCTCCGTTGACTCTCTGTACGGAGACCAAATAAGCAAGTACGAAATCGAAGCAGAGCCATGCAACATCTTTGATGGCATGTTTGAGAACATAGAAGAGAGGGGCAACAACCCCACAGATGACGTTGGGTGGACCACCCCTCATTCAGAATTTAACAGGCTGTACGGGGGGCTTAGACCCGGAAACATCTACGCAATATGCTCTCGCCCCGGACAAGGCAAAACCACGTGGCTGAACAACATGTGCTACGGTACATCAAAAATAAACAACGTCCCCGTTCTCCTGCTAGACACAGAGATGAGCTCAATAGACATTCAGTTTAGGGTAGCCGCCTCATTAAGCGGGGTACCCTTATGGCACCTAGAGACGGGCAACTGGAGAAAGAACCCAGACCTTGTGGAAAAAGTAAGATCCTCCCTCTCGTTAGTTGACAAAGAGAACCTCTTTCATCTTTTCGTGGGTAACAAAAACATAGACCA